TTTTTTACTGTACCCATCAAGACTCGACTTGTAGGCACAGTGTACAGTGAATAGACGACCATTGGACGTCGTATAGGAAGTATGATTTTTTTTCGCATAATTCGTGATGAACCATTCGATGTTTCTAAGTGATATACCACCGGACTTGTCTAGGATACCCAGTAATGTAGATTTATTCTTGTCATCGGAATAGAACTCGTTTACGGAAGATAGCAGAATGTCTGTTTTACTCATGTCTTCTATAATACAGAATTGAAATCTATAAGCCCCTTATTTTCAACCTCTCCCGACGTGGTGGATGAGATTTCATCAATAAATTCGATCGTGTGTTTTCGAACCAATTGACTGTGGTGATGTTTACAGTAACCATCACACCTTGCCTTGAGATTGCATCTAGACATATTCTTCTTCAGACCCCTACATATGTTGTCTTCTTCCACGGGAGCATCGCGTAACAGGACGCTATACGGAATACTGTAATTCACAGAGACGACTCGTAGGTAATCACTATAAGAACCATGAATCGATCGTGCCTTTTCTGTAAACACATTCTTTGCTTCTACCAATTCAGCCTTAGAAGTCTTCAATACTTCGCGTTGTTCTTCTTTGAGTTTTCGAATTTCATCTTGAAGTAGAGACCTTTGCTTTTGATGCTCTTCCTTGAGGTCGTCTATGATTTTCTTAGTGGCATCTTTGGTATTGTTCTTGTGATTCAGAACCTCATCTTTGTATTCCTCTTTCGCCTTTTTCAAAAGTTCGTTGTACTCACCCTTAATGATCTTTGTTTGTTCTTCGACAGCCTTTTTTACTTCGTCGCGGAACAAGGCATTAAGCCTCTCGTCCATCTTAATACTGTATCAATCGTAATTTTTAAATACCTCATCGTATGTCAACTTGTCGGAACGAGCAGCCTTGATCCTTTCTCGAAGTTCAGCAACCTTACCCACAGTATCGAGATTATATTTCTTACACTCTTCGATGAGTTGGTCCTTCTTCATACCACTCAGTGCTGGTTCTCTCTTTTTGGGTGGTGGTTTATGTTGAGCGATTAAGTCACCGAAGATTTCAGTCCTTGGGTTTTTCACGAGGGGTTCCAGAAGATCACAAATTGGATTCAAGAACTTATTGGTGAAGTAATGATGATAATCGACGGGGATATCATTTTCCCTCATGAATACTGGATCTTCCGCCTTTTCGTAAGCCTTCGCCTTCGGGTTATCCGTTTTCACAAGAATGTACGGTACTCGATCACCTGACTGTGGTTCGGATCCAGGCTTCCTTTCACGCATCTTGTCCCTAACCCGAACATGGGGCAGGTTCGGATTTTTATAGGAATCTCCCAACTGCTGTGAAAGTATGAGTTTATCAACGGGAACTTCACCTTCTAGAAGATTGATCGCTCGCTCAAGAGCCAATTGTTTCGGGGGTCCTGGATCACTACTTTCTAGTACGACATCCAGAAGTTCCTTGCATACTTCACGAACGAACACTGTGTTGTCACGACGCACAACCTGGAGTCCCTTGATGTCGATGTAGTCCATATTCATCTCACCCTCTTTGTCCCTGGTCCATAGCTTGGCAGCGTAACGCTTCTTACTGTACAGAAAGTACGGACAATACACCTTCTCGAGTTCGAGATTGTTGGGTTTCTTGAATAGGGCCGTACACTCTTCGGCAGCCTTTTCGCCCAGATCCCAACTGTATTCAATCGCTTCCATTCCCGTTCGACCACCAACATCAAACTCGACCATTACTGAATCCGTATCCCCATATCTCACCTTCGCACCCGGGAAGTTCTTCTCCACGTACTCCTTCGTCTCTTCGATCATACTACGCCCCTTGAAGGTTGTCGTCGAGGCGATCGGTACACATGGAAGGATGCCTTTACCAGCACCAGTGAATCCGTAGATCGAGTTCATGCTCACCTTGTAGGCAAGCTGTTTACCATTGTAGACCTCCTTCATGAACCCCGTCGCAGCAGCCATATCCTTCTTTGCCTGTTTCCTAAACTGTTTAAGTTCTGCCAGAATACTCGGAAGGAGACTGGGTACATCCTGTGCAAACTTGTAGGTGCCACCATTCAATTCAAACGTTTCATAATTAACACCGGGGATGTTCCCATAACGCCTTTCATCCATGACGAACGTCGAATAACATAGATTGTGGGCCATCATGATCGAAGGGTACAGACCTTCGAAATCCAGTGCCGTGATTGGTGTATAGTACGCACCACCCTGAGCTTCTAAAACGGTCGCACCTTCATAGGGTTCAGGTGGGATAGCCCCGTAGCGAATCGTGGGGACCATGAAACCCAATTCCCGAGCCTTCTTGGTCAGCTGACTAAAAACCTTAATCTGCTGTCCACGTTCCACGAGGAATGAGATGGGGACCCATGTAGCCTTCGCCATCTCCAGGAGGTTCAGAAGTGTACAAAGGCGTTTCATGAGGCGATGTGGTAGCAGTGTATCCTTGATACAGTATTCGGCAACTTCTCGGAGTTTGACGGGGTCACCTTCAACGAAGCGAGCAAACATCTCCTTGGGAGGCATATCAATCTTCTGATCACCCAGGTAGAGTTTCGAAACGTTGTCTAGCTTATAGCTATCAAGTTTGTAGCCCTTCTTGACTTCGTGGAACAGGTCGAAGATGAATCGTCCAGTCATGGGAAGAAGCTTCAACATGTTATCACCCAAAGCACTCGACGATAGACGTTTGTAGACCATTTCTGAATCGACATTCTTCAACTTCCCAAGGTTGTAGAAAGAGTGGCTACACCCAACCTTTGCAGCTCGTTTGTAGATGTATTCAAGATCGAACCCGAAGATGTTCCAACCCGTCATGATATCGATATCCTGCTTGATGATGTAGTCTCTGAATGCTTCAAGCATTTCCCGTTCTGTATCATAACTGATGATCGTAGAACCTTCCAGGTTTGGGTCGGTTTTTTTGAAACATAGACACGTTTTGTCATAGGGTTCATCCGATCCAAGTTTACAAAGAGTCAAGGCAATCTGAAAACAGGCATCACCATCTATGTCCGCATCAGGAAACTTTCCAGTAGAACTATTCGACTCAATATCAAAGGATGCCACGACGAAGGGTGCCACGTCATCACGTTTGACAGGTGTGAGTGTTTCCCAGTTGTTACAGAACAGGTCAATGTTGACATGTGCAAGATTGGATCGAACACATTCACTACCAGTATCCAACCACCCCGTGGATTGAATGCCTGTTCGATGCATCATACGAAGCATGGGATCAAGATTGGATTCATACACCTTCAGGGGAAATGGACCACTCGAGAGGTTGAGAGGTTTTTTCAGGAAGTAGTCAGTCGTTCGCCGCTTCTTCAGATTGGAAAATGTGATACGCATGAACAAGAATTTTTGATTATTTTGAAAACCCCAGATATCCTTCGATTCAACGACGGTGTACCCCGTGCAAGTGTCTTTGATGTGAGCGTATATTTCACGAGCATACTTGATATCAGGAAGCTTGATGTAAAAGTATGGTTCAAAGGTAGTAGTTACACACACAGACTTCCCATCCTCTGTCTTACCAAAGATACTAATCAAGTGATCCTCATCTTCATCACGTGCTTCCCATGTGAGTGCCTGAAATACAACCATCCTTCCTTATGTACACTTCGAGCCAAAATTTTAATATCGTTTACTAGTAAATGTCAGCCGCTTTGATTGACCTCGTGTCCAAGGGTGCCCAGGATGTCTACATCACTGGTCAACCCGAAGTCAGTTTTTTTCGTCAGAACTACAAGCGTCATACGAACTTCTCCATCAAGCCTGAGCGTATCGATTACATCGGATCGTTCAGTTCGGGTGCCGAAGTGACCATCCCCATCAAGTCCAAGGGTGATCTTTTGAGCTACGTATGGATCGAAGCCCCTGGCATCGCCGCCACGGGTTCGAACACGACGGGTCTTTTCTCCAAGGATTCCAACCCGACCGAGTTCCTTCTCTATGTGGGTGGTCAGCAGGTCTGCCGCCTCGATTCCCTCTACGTCCAGGGTGTTCACAACGTACTCTACAACGAAACACAGGCTCGTGCGTCGACGGCTGTGTCTACAGCTGAGATTAAGGAGAATGCGAAGAATGCCGCGGGTACCGCTGATCACTTCGTGATTCCCTTCTTCTTCAGCCAGGACTGGACCAAGTCCCTTCCTCTTGTTGCCATGCAGTACCACGACGTTGAGATCCGCATCAAGTGCCGTGACGGTAGCTTTTCGTCAACCCCCAAGGTGTACGCGATGTATGCCTACCTCGACACCGATGAGCGTAAGTTCTTCACGGACAATGAACATGAGATTCTCATGACACAGACACAGTACCAGATGGTTGGGGCGACGGATACGGATATCGATCTCACGTATTTCAACCACCCCACGAGTGCTCTCCACCTCGTGTCGTCTAATGTGGGTGCGAAGTGGGATACGGCGTATGCTTTCGATGATGCGACTCTGTACATCAATGGTACACCCCTCTCTGAGAACATGTCCAAGGATTACCATCATAACGTGGTTCCCAAGATGCATTGCCAGGCTCTTCCCGACGATCTTCTCGAGACCGCTCCCGTGTACACATGGCCATTCTGCCTCAACATCGGCAAGTCTCAACCTTCCGGTTCCTTGAACTTCTCTCGCATCGACACGGCGAAGGTGACACTCAGGAACGTGTCCGGTGGTAACATGTACCAGCGTATGTACGCAGTCAACTATAACATTCTTCGTATCAAGAATGGTATGGCCGGTGTTGCGTTCGGTAATTAATTTATGGTTATATATAAAAGTCATGAATGCTCGCAAGGAATTCAATAAGATGTCGGTGGGACCCACCCCCTATATGGATACAAAGGGACGCCGTATAAGAATGTCGGGAAGGGGTGCCCTTTATACAGAAAATTCAAAGGGAAATAGGACATACAACCCTACAGCGGCCTTCATAAAGCCGGTTTCGGGTAACGGTAACAGGGTGAACATCAACAATAAAAACATTATGACTGTTCCCAAGAATATTCGCCCATTCACATTTAATAATAGCAACAACAACAACAACAATAGTTTAGTACATTGTCGGGCTTGTAAGAAGACGTATGACGGGTTTGCACAATGTTGTTATGAAATGAATCACGTGCGTGTATCTGGAAAGAATTAGTTCCAATTGTCAAGTAAAGTTTTCGTCTTTTCGAACATTTTCTTTCCATGGAAGGTATTGTTCTTTTCCCCTTCCCACATTGTGAGTCGGTCCTCAAGGAATTCCTTGAACTTGTCCGAGTCACAGTTGGACTTGTATCGGACCTTTTCGGACTTAA